TGCCAAGGCTGTACACATGCTGCAGCACAGCCTCCTGCACCTCGTTCTCGGTCGCCTCTCCGGAGAAGACCACATCGATGGCGGCAGCGGTCTGCTGCGGACCCTTCACCTGCAGGTCGTTGCAGATCAAGGCATGGTCATACAAGGCCTGGTATACGTCGTCAAGCAGGGCCTGGGAGGGAATGCCGGCAACCGACACCACGATCACGTCGACCGTTCCGTATCCCCGCGGGGTACGGATCAGCTTGATCTCCTTCACTCCGGACACGCTCATCGCATAATATTCGAACGACACCGGAGGGTTGCCCTGTCCCTGGCTCATCCATCGGTCCGATATCCTTGCGCGATATGCTTCGTCCAACTCCTCATCGGTTCCGGCGGAGGTGATCCAGTCGGGTCCGAAGTGTACACTTTCAATGCCGGCGATCACCCGGGTAAGCAGGCCGGGGTCATCGCTGATGTTGTACTGCGAACCGGCGAACTCCGCCTCGACGGGGACCAGGAAGGTGCCGGCCACAAAGGCCGCATCCTCGGTGACGCGGAAGCGCAGCGACGTTCCGGAAACAGTGATCCAAGTCCCTGCTGCCAATGCGCCGTCGGCATAGGCGCTCACTGTGGCCAAGCCTCGGGTCTTGGTTGCGGCAAGCCGCACGACGCCGAGCATGAGGCCCCACATGGAAAGCCAACGCCCACCAGCCGTTTCCAGGTTGGTCTGCTGGTAGATCGGGGTCAGATAACTCCGATACAGGGTAGAGACTATCCTGGAAAAGGTTTCAAGCAGTCCCCGGAGCACACCGGTCGACTTGAAGTTGCGGATGCCGGTCTCCTCGGAGGCAACCACGATCACATCCTTGCGTATCTCATCATCGCTTTTCTGCAGAAAAGACAAGTCTTCAGCCATCCAGTCCTCCCATCAAATCCTCCAGGTCAAAGAGCAACTGCACCTCGTCCAGCTCGCCTATCACCGCGAACGCAAGGCGGAAGGTGCCGTTCTCCAGCCTGGTCGCCACCACCGTCGAGGCATCCACCCGCGGGTCGGCAAGCGCCACGCGCTCCAGCTCGTTGCATACCGTCAAATCCACATCCAGCTCACTGTTGAGCTGATCCAGCAAGGTGCTTCCCGCTTCCTTGTCCCAGGCAACCGCCCCCACATGGATGCTCAATGCCTCGCGGATATCCTGGGCCACCAGGCGGGCGCCGCTTGCAAGCTGCACATCCCCGTCGGTAGTGAACACCACATCCCTATTCTCATCCAGATACAAATCCGTACCGTAATCCATGCTCACTCTCCCAGCAGGGCGGCCACCTTGGCCTTGATGCCTGCGGCCGTTCCGGCCTCCATCGATGTAGTGATTACCGAGTCACCGCGGGTGTCCGTCCCGTTCGCTTTCAATGCGCCACAGAGGTCGAGAATCTCATCGAGCAATGCCTTGAGCGTTCCCCCGCCGTTGGCGATCGTGATCTTGCCATCGGCGGCCAGCGTGATATGGGCACCCTTTCCATCGCAGATCACCAGCGATGCAGGGGCGGCGTCGGAACAAGGCTTGACCTGCTCGCCATAGACGGCACCGACAAACGGCCATGCCTTCGAAGAGGCGATGAAAGAGACGACCACCACGGTCCCCTCCTCCGGAGGAGCATAGATGCCACGCCCGTCCTTGCCTGCCCAGATAGGGGAAAGCGGAACTTCCTTCAGCAGCTCGCCGGTAGCCTCAAGGCTTCCCGGAACAAGCACGGTCGCATCGATGCAGTAGCCGCCGGTTGCGGCCTTCACATAGGCCTTGTCCACCCGCGCAAGCACGGGTGCTGCGACCTGGCTGCGGATGCGCTCGTCGATGATCTCGGCCAGGCTTCTCATAGCCACCTCACCTTGGCACAGGTCTCGTGCCGGTCCGACCTCACCACGATCTCCACATCCTCGGCCTGGCATTGCACGCCATCGATGGTGAGCAGCTGGCCGTACAGCAGCGGCAGCACATGCAGGCCGTACATTCCCCGGCGCATCCACAGGATATCCACGCCGGTGACAACCGAGATCGAAGATCCAAAATCCGGACGGATCGAAGCAAGCGGCCCGAAATGCAACACGCCATCGATGCCCGGGATTATCACCAGGTCAAGCTTCTGGTACTGGCGCACGGCCCAGCGCAGGTTCTGCAGCAGGCTGAACATGATCTGGTCCGGATAACTGAACCGCTCAAGACGGACGGACGGGATCGCGGACAGGTCGTACTTGGCCACACCCGCCTCGGTGAGGATGTCGGTGGCGATCTCCACAACCGTTGCCTTCCTCCAGCTGGTGGCCTTCACCACCGTTCCCATGGACCGGTAGTACGGCTCCTTGCACAGCAGGTGCTTCACCCCAACCTCGCCGGGATTGACAAGCTTCACCACCAGGGTGGCGAACAGCTGCAGGCGGTCCTCATGCCTGTACGAAAGCGTGACGGCCGAATCCTTGGCCGCTTTGGTCGAGGTAGGCACATAGATGGTTGCCGTCGACCCGTAGATACGGGAATGGAACAACAGGTTCGAATACTGCACCTCCTGCCCATCGATCGCTACGACAATCTCAACCGCCCGTGTACCCAATTCATTCATGGTAATCAGCCTCCAATGCTTGCAATTTTCTTTCTTCCGCCGCCGTCATCAGCGTCGGTTGAATATCTGTCGTACCACTATCCTGGGTTGCAGCACCCTGCTGCTTCTGTACCTTGCCCACCACAGGGTCGTGCTCAACCAGTGAGATGACCACATCCAGGCGGTCGGCATCCTTGCCGTCATCGCTGGAAAGGCCGCGGAACAAGGCCGCCTTCAGCTGGTGGGAACGAAAGACATTCCCCTCCAGGGCGTACACCACAGGCTCGCCCTGGCGCAGCTTCTTGAATGCGCTGGTGAGGATCAGCAGCTTGTCATACCGGCTGGTCCCTCCGTCGGTCGGCTCGATCATGGTCAGATACAACTTGACCGAAGCGTCATCGAACCCGTTGAAGGTCTTCTCCGATCCACTGGTAAGCAGCAGCTCGGCTTCGCCAAGGACCATCTGGCCACCGATGCTGACCCGCTCCACGAATCCGGGAAGGGTCACACCGTTGACCGTCAAGGAAAAATCATTATTCAAACGGATGGTGTTGGCACTCATATGGCAACCTCCTCCGTGCTGTCCAGCTCGAACTGCTGCTCAAGCGAAGATACGAAGCGGATCACATCCTGGATATCCTTCACATCCGGAAGGGTGATCTGCTTGATCTCGGTGTGGTAATGCTTCTCAATCTTCTGCTCGCGCTTGGAAAGCCTGTCCACCAAAGCGGAGAGCAAGCCGCCCTGTCCCTGGGGAGCTGACGCCTCACGGCTTCCTTCCTGCTCGGGGGCGGGAAACTGCAGCACGTTTGCTGCAGGGGATGCAACCTGGACACGGGCGAACAGGTTCTCGCTCGCCCTGGTAAGCAATGCACCGCCCTGGGACAAGCCCTTGGCTAAGGTCGCAGGAATAGCACGTCCGGAAGCGGTGAGTGTGGAGAACGGGCCGCGCTTGGCGTCGCTGTGGGGAATGAATGCAGAAGTCTGTCCAAAGGCCGAAGCGGTCGTATCAGCCAAGACAGGAGCCTGGCCCTCGATGCCGGCAGCCATTGCGTCCATCGCCGCCTTGCCCTCATCCCGTCCGAACAATCCGCCCACCTTGTCCTTGATCCAAGTCCCGATGCCCTTCTTGGGTTCACCGGCAGGGGCAGGAGCCTGTCCAATGGAGGAGGCTGCGACTTGCGGAGCCTCCAGGGGAGCCTGCTGCGAATCATCACCGCCGAACAGGCCGCCGATCTTGTCCTTGATCCAGATGAACGGCTGCTTGATGGCCGTGGCAACTCCGGTGATCTTACCCACGATCCAATCGAAGGCCGCAACCGCTCCGCCGGTGATCGAATCCCACAGGCCTGCGAACCACTGCTTCACTCCCTGCCATGCGCCCATGACGCCGGCAGTCACAGAATCCCATACACCGCCCAACCATTGGCCGGCGGCTCCCCAAGCGGTCTTGATTCCTTCCCATGCGTCGACTGCGGCAGCCTTGATGGAATCCCAATGCTTGACGATCATAAAAATGGCCACTCCCAAGGCGATCACACCGGCGACGATAAGGGCGACGGGAGCGATGACGGCCCAATGGGCGGCGGCAGCACTGAACATGGAAGTGATCCACGCACCCATGGCCGGAAGGGCCGCCATGATGCCGCCCCCGATCTTCGCAAGCCCATGGCCCAGTCCGATCAGCGGCGATGCCAGCAGGGTGGCGCTGCTCTTGAGCAGGTTCAGCATGCCTCCGGCCTTTCCTCCCATGGCTGCGATTGTGGCGATCTGGGCGGTGGTGTTCAGCGCGGTCCCGCCGACTTTCAAGAGGGCGCTTGTCGCCAAGGTTCCCCCGGAGACAAGGGTGGAAAGCTTCTCGCCGATCGGCGTGGAAAGCATAGCGCCGGCCATGTTGTACCAGGCTGTCTGCACGCCCATCAACTGGCCTTGAATCTTGTTGGTGGACTCTCCCAGCTGGGACTGCAGGGCGCTCCTGGCATTCTCCATGCGCTTGGTCTGCTCGACAAAGCTGTCACTCATCCGCTCGGCCATCATGGTGGACTGGCCGTCCGATGCGCCGATCTGGCCATAGTTGGCCTTGAGGCTCTCCAGCGATGCACTAAGCAGGGTGAGCGCACGCCCGCCCTCGGTGCCGAACGCCTCATCAAAGGCCATCTGCACGTTGGGGGCAAGCTTGGTCACATCCCCGAATTTTTTCTGTATGTTTTCCAGGGTGGCGATCACATCGGTTCCGCCCTGTTCGTTGTATGCGATGTTGAAGCCGAGCTTCCCGCTGGCCTTGTTCATCTGTGCCATCATGGAAGACAGCGACGTTCCGGCAAGGCTGCCGGAAAGGCCGCTGGTGTTCAGCTGGCCGATGATGGTGTTCAGTTCGGTCCACGCGATGCCGTACTTCTGGGCAACCGGGATGCCGTACTTGAGGCCCTCGTTGAGTTGGCCGAGGTTGGCGATCTGGAAGGTCGCCTGGGTGTTGGCGATGGTGTCGGCAAGTCGGGACATCTCGCTGTCTATGTCCGCGGTCTTGTCGCCCATCGTATTGTAGGAGATGGCCAAGAGATCGGCAGCGGTCTTGTTGTCGCCCATCGTACCCTTGGCAAGGATCAAGCTGCGGTTCGTCGCAGCGATGGCGGCATCGGCCTTGAGGCCGGCACTAAGCATGGAGTAGGTGGTGGAGGCATATTCTGATGCACTCACCGATGCGATCCTGCTTCCCTCGGCATGGCCACTGGCCCATGCCAGAGCCTGCTCGCGCAGCAGGTCGTAGGTTTTGGCAACCGATCCATCGATGGTGTTGCCTGCATTCATGACGGTGGTGGCAGCCGCCAGTGACTGTTCAAGCTCACCGGCTTTCCTGGACGGTTCGGCCAGGCTTGCCACCAATTTCTGGCGGTACTGTTCGGTCGACGCGGCCATCAACCCCAGAGACGACGCAGTCTGCAGCAGCCCCGTATTCGCTTGCAGGCCCTGCAGACTTTCCCCGATCCCCTTGACGGAGGTACGGGCCGCGTTCAATCCACTGGAGAAGGAGTCCTGGAGAACCAGTTTTATATTGGCTACAAAGTTCTTCAATCCCTACTCCTTTCTGAAAAGACTTGCCACCGCATCGGCGATGATCCCGACTTCAAGGCTGCGGAGGTACTTGGCTTCGGCCAACAGGCAATCGATGCCGTCGGCCGGATAGCCGGATACGTCCACGCCGGTGAACCGCCTGATGAACAGGCGGGTTTTCGTCAAAGCTTCCGGCTCGTGCTCACCACCTCCGTGCCGAAAAAAGGCGACACCTGCTTCTCCACGAAATCAGCCGTGACGGCCGGGAATTCCTGGATCACATCGGCCACGCTCTTGGGGTCCGGGTGGACCACAAGGCTGACAAGCAGGTTGTTCTGGGCGGTGAAGGCATTCTTCGCTGCCGCCTTGTTGTACGCCTCCATGTCGGCCACGGTGGGCTTGCGCCAGATGAACTCAAGCTTGTACAGCTTGCCTTCTTGGTCCTTGAAACTGATCTCACCCATGTAAAGGGTGGAGTTGGGGTTCTTTTCCTTGACAGACTTCAGAACGTCATTGTCGAACATCGCCTACCTCCTTATCCGAGCGGCTGGTAAGCAAGCTTACCGTTCAGTTTTGCGACGGCGGTCTGCTTTCCCTTGACCGACATCTTGATCTCGTCATCCTTCTTGAACTCGCGCGGCACCTCGGTGATCTTCACGATGATCGTGTCGGTCACCACCGGGCTTGCGCCGTCCCCCATGGAGACGACAATAGGGAACGGGTCCAGGGCAAGGATGCCCCTGGGCGCACTCTGCGCCAGGCGCTCGTACTCGCTGAGCGCCAGGGTCATCTCGAAGTCGCCCTCGTATGCCTTGCGCACCGTACCGCGGGGAATGCCGTTCTTGTCGGTCACCACATCCACGTCCTTCTTGACGCCGTACTTGATGTCCTCGACCGTGCTTACCATGCCGGTAGGCAGCTGCACCTTGATGGACTCAAAGTCATAGACTACTCCGTTTATCATCCTATTCCTCCTCAAGGACTGGGTTTGCGTAGCTGATGACGTTCTCGATGAAGGTCATCTTGCCAAGCGGAACGATCTTGACGCGCGTCTCGATCGTCTCGGTGCTCAAGATGTTCTGGTTGGGATCGATCTCGATCTCGCCGGCGCTGATCTGACCGGCGGCTGCCATGTCGTTGAGCACCTGCTGGCTGATAGCCTTGAACATCTCAATGCCTTCCATGCTGCCGTCGGCGGCGATGGAAACCGTATCGTTGAGGTACATCAACTGCGCGGTCCGGATGCGGTGGCATGCAAGGTCCATGACCCGCCTGCGCTCCTCCAGTCCGTAGTCGCTGGTGCCCTCCGCGAACATCCGCCCGTGGGTGATGTACGCACCGGTAAGGCCGATGTAGGTGGTGAGCGTCGCATAGCCGGCATTGTCCAATGCGTCGATGTGTCCGCCGTTGATCCCCTCGGGGAGCAGCTTCACCACACCGCTGACCGAACCGTTGCGCACAGCGTCAACCGGTTCCTGCACGTCGCGCCTTGCGCTCATGCCGCAGGCAAGCCCGATCGCCCCACGCACGTCGGTGGCTCCGAACGGATCGGCCTGCAAAAGGTATGCAGCATAGACTTGCACCCGGCCGCCCACGGTCAAGCCGCGTTCGTCCCCGGTAAGGGCCGCCACCCATTGGTCGATAGTCTCGCCCTCATCCAGATACCTGGCCTGCGCCTTGAAATGGATGTAGCGGTAGAATGCTTCGGCGCCGGTTGCCTTGGTTGCCAGGGCAGCCCACATGGCCGCATCGGTGATGCCTGCCACGGCGATCCACTCGAACGCGTAGGAAGACTCAAGCAGGGTATCGATGCCTGCAAGCAGCTCGGCGTTGGTGGCAGCCGGTGCGCTGGTGCTGAAGGTGAACACATCGCCGGCGGCGAAGGAAATTCCCTCGGCCCCTGCGACGAAGGTCAGCGTCAAGCCCGTTCCGGCGATCACGTACTGGCCGTCCTCTGCGATGGTGAACCGAGCGGACGGGATGCCGTCCACGGTGACCACGGCCGACGCCTCGTTGAGGCCGCCGCTGCTCTTGATCTCGACGCTCACGTCGTAGTCGTTGCGCGGAAGGCCGGCGACTGTCATGCTGCCGGTGCCGGTGGAAGCTGCAGCCTTGAGCACGGCGGATACCACACCGTCCACAGTCCCCAGAAGAGGAACCGCATACACGGTGGTGTTTGCCAGCGACAGGGCCGACACGATCAGATCGCGAAGCGGTCCGGCCAGAAGCTTCTCCTGGGCGTCCGCTGCGGTGGTGAGGATGAGAATCCCCTGTCCATAGCCGGCGGCTGCCACACCGACGGCACCGAAAATCCCGGTGGAGGCGGCAGGCTGCACGCCCAGCGCTCCATCCAGGATCGAATTGTTTACATGTCCTCTTGCCATCGGTTACCCCCTTTTGGTACGCCCGGCGGGAGCGTTTAAAAACTGCTTCACGGCCTGGTCGAATTCACCCTGTGAAACACTTTTTCCAGGACTCCATTTCTTCATGACGCACACGGCGGCAAACGTGGCGGCGTCGATGCCCTTGGCCAAGTCCTCAATCTTGTACTTGGCCGACTCTTCGGTCTTCTTCATCAAACCCTCCTCGATATCACCGTGTCGGTTACCACGGCGTTCTTGAACTGTGCGACGCGCTCCGGCTGGGTTGCCACCGGCACGACCAGGTTGACCGTGACCGATGCGACCGATGCGCCATTCTCGCCCTTGCCCGAATGCAGCTCCACAACCAGCGTGGTGGTGTTCAGGCCGTCCTGCGTGCCCACATTCGGCAGCAATGCCAGAAGCGGCCAGAGCAGGCCTTCGGCCTCCGCCTCGCTATGGGCATAGGCGGCGATGGAAATCGGCCAGGTGGCGCTGCCCTTTACGGTGCGCCTGTACAGCTTGCCATCGGCATCGTTGTACTTGACCGTCCTGGCCTCGCCCTTCGCAAAGACCCCGCTTCCCTCCTGGATGCCGATGAACGGCAGGGAGGAGGAGAGTACCAGGGCCTTCAGCTGCTGCTCGCTCTGGGCGACCGGACAGGTTCCGGAAAAGAGGGAAGCGATGCGCTGCTTCTCGGCGGCCACAGGGCCTCCGGATGCAAGCGGGTCGTCCCCGATCGCAAGGTGCGGCCAATCGACCATATGCACCCACAGCCGCAAGCTGCTTTTCAACGCATCCTTGTCGTACAACGACCGACTGGATACGTTCAAAGGCGGTCTGCCGCTTCCTCCAAGACCCCTCAAGGCCTGGACACACAAATCAAGCACCTCCACCTGCCGGCGGTCGGTCGATCTGAACAGCGAATACACGGCCAGCTTCACACCCTCGTTGTCCACCGAGAGCGGACTGACCAGGAGTTTGGGGGTGGCGCTGCCCTTCTTGTTGGCCTCATCCAGGGAGAACACGCCGTCGTAATCCTCCACGTAGACCTTCGGCATGAAGGTGGAGAAGGCCGCTGCCAATGCTGCGCTTGCGCTTGCCTGTGCCGATCCCAATGTCATGCAATGCCTCCCTGTTTCAATACGGTCTCGGTTGCCTTGTAAAAGTCCTCGGCATCCTCGGTTCCGACTCCCAGATACGGACGGGCCGGAATGTTGCGCTCCTCCCACCCTTGCTGATGCACCCGTGCGTACACCATCGTAGAACCCACATAAACACCGTCGCTGCGGTTCTCGTAGGTAAGCGACTGCTGCAGTCGGGCCGTCGGCCCCATGAGCACTGACCTGCGTGCATCACCTGCGATCTTCTTGTGGTACTTCTCGGACCACTTCTTCCATTGCGTCCTATCCGGATCAGCCTTCTTCTCGAACCGATCCTGGGCATTGGTGACTGCGATCTCACCGAAGGCGTTCTCCAGCGCATCCAGGTCAAGGACCGCGACCTTGGCCAGCATGACCTGCAGGGCCTCAAGCTCGCTGATGTCCACACGGAATGAGGCACCCATCAGTGGTACAACCCTCCGGGCGGGATGAACTCGCTGCGCCCGTCGATAAGTTCGGCATTGTTCGTATCCAGCGGATCGGGTCCACCGGCAGCTCCTGCGCCACCGGTCGAGCCGCCACCCAGGGCGATCAACAACTTGATGGCCCGGTCATAGCGTGCGTTCACCGACTCCTCGCCCGGCCGCTCGTTGAGCAGGTACATGGTGATGTCGCGCACGATCGGCTTGAGCGATCCCGCAAGGCGGGCGGGCGGGTCCAAGGGCAGGCCGTCCTCCCCGATCAACTCGGGGAGGTAGGTCCTCACGATCTCGGCGGCGTCCCCCAGGGCGGTGATGCAGCGCTCCTCGTTCAGCTGCCCGTCCTCAAGGCGCGGCAACCGCTCGGCATCGCGCAGCTTCAACTCATCCAGGGAAAGGTAGGTCATTTCTTCTCTTCCTTGCCGGAGGCCTTCGCCTCGGTCTTCACCGCCAGCTTGACAAGCTTGTCAGCCTTGAGGGCTGCCAGCTGCTCCTCGGTCACCTCGTACTCCGCATCAGTCAGCCCAAGGACAATGCCGGCCCTCCTGTAGGAAGGCACCGGCGACTTGCCGCGGACGTGGCGGGCTACGATCCTGATGTTTTTCTTTTCAGCCACGGATCACCCCCTTATGCCAGCCACGCGGTATCGAGAACCTCGACGACCTTGTAGTTGGGGTTGGATGCACCATTGGCCAGGCGCTCCACCTCGATGAGGGCCTTGGCGTCGGCACGCAGGGCGGGAGGCACCACCAGGATGGTGGGGCGCAAGCCCAGAGGATCACCACCGTCTGCCTTGAAGGAGCACATCGCCTGGTAAGCGGCGTTGAAGTTCTCCTCATTCAGCGCATCGCGGCTCATGACGGCCATCTGCCAGAAGCTGAAGCCGAACGCACGGCGGGCGCGTACGCCGTAGAGGTATTCGTCACGCATGAAGACGGCGTCGTTCTGCGGGTCGCTGATGGTCTGCAGCTCGGCTGCGCTGCGGTTCTGGTAGATCAGCGGCTTGATGGTCTTGCTGGCGTCCAAGAGGTACCAGGCCGGACCGTCGGTCACCAACGGGTTGATGATGTTGCTTGTCGACACGGCGACTCCGGTACCGTCATGGTTGGGGTACACAGGGTGGTCGGTATCGAAGAAGTTCTGCCCGTCGTAGCACAGCTCGCTCAAACCCAGGGCCAGCTCGGCGAACACATTGCGGTCGATGTGCAGCTCGCTCTCCTCGCCCATGCTCTGCACGATCGGCGAATACATGCCAAGGTTGTCGTCCTCGATGTCCGAGCGGCTCACCGCAACGGTGCCCTCGAACTTCTTGTTCGGCAGCATGTAGGCGTTCTCCACCATGTCCTTGATGACACGGTCGCCCACCCATTCGCGCAGCTGCGGGAAGCGGCCCAGCCAGCCGTAGGCGGTGGTGGCTGCGGAGGAGGGCACCATGGTGGCGACCTTCTTCCACACCGACGGGGCGCTTGCAAGACCCTGCTTGAAAAGGCCCGAGAAATTGACATTGAGGTCGGTCAACAATTCTTTCTTGATGATACCCATTACTTACTCTCCTTGTAGTCCTTGTAGAACTTCCTGGCATCCTCGGCGCTGATGCCCATTTTGGCGGCGAACGCGATCTGCTCGGCATTCAGCTCGACCTCGCCTGCAGGATCGGCACCACGCGGCTGCTCGCCGTTGGTCACGATGTTGGGCAGGGTGCCCACGAACTCGATGAACTTGGCCAAGGCCTCCTCGCTGTTGCAGGAAGTCTTGTAATAGTCCTTGCTCGCCGGAGCGATCTTTCCGTCCGCGACGGCCTTGTCAATCTGCTCGTCCCTCTTGGTCTCGAACCGCTCCTTCTTGAGGTTGGCCAGCTCGGTCTCGGCAGTCTGCGCCCGGTTGAGCGCAAGGGTGAGGTCGGTCTTGGGAACCATGTCCTGCTGACGGTTCAGCGAGACAGTCCCAGCCAGCTCCTTGGCCTTGGCGATCACATCGGATTCGGCGGCGTCGGCCTTCAGGCCCATGGCCTCGGCAACGTCCTGTTTGAATTTATCCATCACATCCCCTCCTTGGTTATTCAGCGCCGGCAGGCGCAAATTGGGCGTATTGGTGAGGCCGACAGAAACCACCCGCATGATCCTGGCCGCTGCATCGCAGCTGTAGGCCGGGCTGTAGTAGCGGTACTCGCGCGAACTGACGGCAGCCTTGCCGCCATCGGTCCACTCAACCTTTCCCCACAGCTCGCCGCCGCGGTCCTCCAGGTCGACGATCCAGCCGAATGCCGGGGCTGGCTTGCCCTCCACCGCCTGGGTGTGGCTGCTGTGCTCCACGTCGACGACGATGTCCACCCCATTGGAACGGAAGGCTTCGATGAGGGATGCTGGACCCGGGTTGATGAAGGAACGGCCGTCACGGCCGGGCACATCGAGACCCGCCGGAACCAGAAGCATCCAGGCCGGCGGGTCGGAGGTGAGCGAGTACGAATTCAGTGAAACGTTCTTGTCTGCCATGGGGCCATAGTGGACCTTTGCGCACGTACATTCCTTGTAACGCGCCTTACTTTTTTTGGCAAAGAGAAGGGGTGGCAAGCATTCTGCTTGTCACCCCTGTTGGAAATCCGGTTCATAAACGGTTTATGAACGCCGTAGGCGCATCCTGTGGACCAGGTGATGAAATTACTAGTCCGTCAAATCCAGCACGCCCTGTGCGTCCTCCTCGCGTTTACCGATGCGCTTCTCACGCTCGCGCTTGATGATCGCGTACAAGGTGGTGAAGCTGATCTGGTAGCGGGTGCATATCTCGCGCTGGTTGGACCCGTCGAAAGAGTCGTACACCTCGGCCTCCAACTCGTCGCGGAAAGCGGTCGCTACCATTGGAAGGTACACCTGCGTACCGCCAAAGTCAACCAGGAGCTGGCGCACCACGCGCGTCGCCTGGCTCTCGTCACCGACCACCTTCTTCACCGACTCGACCATCTCGGCTGCCATATCATTTCTCACAAGCCACACCTCCCTTGACAAGTTCCCTTGTGCGCTTCATGTCCACACGAATCTCCCAGCGCTTGAGCGCCTCGATCAGCTGGCTCTTCTGGCCCTTGCGCAGGATGTCCTGGGGATACATGCGTTTCACCCATGCCATGAAACTGCCATAGGAGCGGTTGTCCACCGCCCCCAACAAATGCAGGTTGCACCACAAGGCATAGGCCTTGGCCATCTGGTCGTCGTCGATCGAGTAGACCTTGCCGTCGTTGCGGCCAAAGCCGAGGCGGTCGAAGGCGGCCATGACCGCCTTGAACTGCGCCTCCGATTCGATGCCGCTTGCGGAGTCGACCCCGGCGGCCCCCGACAGAAGGGCGCGGTAGCTCTGGTCGTCCAGGTTGCACTGCCTCTTGGCCACGTGGATCAGTTTCAGCCAGCTGCTCTTCATCGCCATATCCCCCTTACCCTGTGATCGAGGACCAGTCCAGGGCAACCTGCCTCCACTCGTCCTCCCCGTGGCGCTCGTAGAAGCGCACATACCGTCGCGTGTTCTGCACGGTGATGCTGTCGCTGATCGCCTCCATGGCCTGCCGCCACTGCTCGTCATGGATCTCATAGCGGCGCAGCTCAAGGATGCGCCTCACGTCCAGCTTGCCCTTCTTGTCGACCCGGAAAGCCTCCTTGACCACGGCCACCAGGTTGGCGGAAGCACCGTCGGCCCAGCGGATGAGGCAGGAGTCGATCAGTTCCTTGGCGGTCTGCAGCCGCTCGTCGAACGCGAACACATCGTTGTAGCAGAGGGCGACCTTGTACCGGCCATCGAAGGTGAGCAGGGTGACGTTGCCCTTGGTGCCCTTGCGCTTGACACCGTACTGCTCGCTGCTCATCGCCAGGAAGGTGTCCAGCGTACTGTACACGCTTGCCTTGGCCTTCCTCAAGGCATCAGAGAGCGGCAGGGCGACTCCCAGCATCTCGCGCACCACATCGTCGCGCAGCTTGTCCAGCTCGCCGATCTTCTCTGCGGGCACCAGGCTGCCCCGCTGGTCCAGCCAATACTCGGTCCCGTTCATCGTCTGCCTGTACTTGTAATCTTCCATATTCCTCTCCCTTGCTATATGCTTGCAATCGTCTCCGCGTCCACCAGAGTCTGGCCGATGTCGGCGGCTGTATTCATGGCCTTCTTGACCATGTTGTTCACCGTAAGCGGGTATGCGTAGTTCAACCGGTACCCGCTGCGGGTTTTCCTCACCAGCTTGTCCAGGATCGCCTGGTAGCAACCCTCGTCCATCACCTCGCCCACCTTCACGCCCACGCGGGCGAACTTGAGGGTAAGGTACTCCTTCAGTTCATCCGGGTTCTCGAACGGGCTGATCTCGGCAACCTCCATGCGCCGGATGATCTCGCGGGCCTCTGGGTTGCGGCTTTCGTCCAGCATCCCCTTGATCTCCGGCTGCGCCACCAGGATCACCGAGAGCAGCTTCTTGAAGCCGTCCTCCAACTCCCAGAACCGCTTGAGGTACTTCAGCGTGCGCACGTCCAGGTCGTGGGCCTCCTCGATCATCAGCACATGCGACCATCCGGCCCTGCTCGATGCGGTCAGCACCCGCTCGATCTGCCGGCTCTTGGCCTCAAGGGTCCGCTTCGGCCTGTCCTCGCTGCAGTCGGCGACGATCGCGTCGCAGATGGAGGAGGCGGTGAGCTTGCCCTTGTCGATGGAGCGGGGGAAGATCACCTTGATCTTGAGGTCTTCGCGGTCGATGCGGTCCAGCAGCAGGCGCCGCAGCGTGCTCTTGCCGCTGCCGCTCTCGCCGACCACCGCCAGCATCCCGCCGGCCTTGGCCGTCATATACATGTACTCGGCCACGTAGCGGCCGCTCTGGGACAGGTACACGTCCCTGCTCTCGGTAACATCATCGGTGAACGGGTCCTTGACCAGTCTGAACTGTCTCTTCGCATTCATGCCCAACATAACGCATGCCTCCTTGGCTTCTTCCTCGTCGTCCGACCGGACGCCTTTCCATAAATCCTTCACCGGTACGCCGCGGGCGTCCAGGAACTTGTTGATCGCATCCCTCGTCTCGGCCTCGCGGCCCTTGGGAAACTGCCCGTAGTTGGCGATCTGGCAGACCGCCGCTTTGCTCAATCCCAGATGGCCGGCAAGCTCCACCTGCGTGATGCCCTCCTTGGCAAGTACCGTCTTCAACCCACACATCCGGTCTTCCTCCTCTGCCCGCCAAGGCGAAGCTCGATCGAATCGAAGTCAGCCTCGGGCACACCGTCGGTATAGGTGTCGCGCAAATACTGCAGGCACTCGGGCGTCCACCATCCCATGCGGGCCTTGAGCACCTTTGCAGCCTCGACCGTGGAGATGCGGATGCGGCTCTGCGGAGGGGCCACCGGCCGGCCGGTCTTCTGCATGGCCACGACCGACGGGTCGCTGCTTTGGATCGCGTCCAGGGCGGCGATGCCGTTGCCCTCGTTCCAGCCCGCGAACGGCTTCTTTTCGTCGCCGATCAGATCGTCCAGGCTCTTGGCCGCGGTCTGCACGTAGGTGTCCGGATGGCTCTTGAATTCCTGCCCCCACACCGGGGCATCCAGCGGGAAGCCGGCCTCGTCGATGAGGGCCGGGTAAATCTCGTCGGTGATCTCCTCGCCCTGGTACTGGTAGCTGACGCGCAGAACCCCATCGGGATCGGTGAGG